CTAACTAAGGTGCTAAAGTTTTGACCTGCTAACACTTCTTTTACTCCAAGCTGGTGTATTGGTAGTGTAACACTTGCATTTGTAAAGCTGGCAAAGCTGTCAATCATAGCACTTGGCGAACTGTTGTTTTCGTACAGGTTACGGAAATCGTTAAACGCACTTGAGCCAATAAATACATTATCTTGCGCGAGTGTTTCTTGGTTTGCTTCAGGTGTTATGGCTTCATAAACAACGCGGTCACCATTGGTTAAACCGCCATTCACTACGTATTGATAATAACGCAACCGACCAAATGCAGTTGAATCATAAACATCTGTGATTGCACTACCGTCATTGTCATAAGCTTCAATATTAACGGTTACAATTATGCCAGTTTGAGCGCTTGTAAGCGGCAACAAATCAAATGTAAAGTCCTCATTGTATTCGTTGCCAATGTAATTGTAGCCGTCAGTAAATGCGCCTGAGCTTCGCTGCATAAAACTTGGCGGCGCTTGCAATGGTATATAAAAATGGCCTGCACTNGACGACCACGCGCCCGCGCTGAAGTTCATTTCTGTCACTGTATAGGAAACGCTGCCACCCTCGTTGCTATCGCCTAAAATATACGTACCTGAAAAGGTTAACGCGTTATTAAAGTATAATGAACCAACTTTTATTTGAAGTTTTAAAGCAAACCGTGCAAAGTCTGCCGCTCCTGTGCTTGTGCCGTTACCGGGGTAGTTGTGTGCATAGTTAAAGTTTATACGAAAAACTGTACTACCATCATAAGCCAACGAGTCATCAGTCATGTTCGTACCTAACTCAATCTGTTGTGCTGTATCGTTTAGGAATTGAGTAACTGGACCAACTACAGCAAGGTTGCCATCTGTTCGCCATGTGCGTTGCACTTTGTTTAAAGGTGGTAAATAAGACGTTGTGCCGCCACGCAACTTTATTATTTCAGTGCCTGTTGTAAGCCTTGTATTCACCGCGCTTGTTCCTGCGCTGACCGTGCCCGCCTTTGTCACTGTATGCACGTTTATTGTGACATTGTTCTTGACTGCGCCAACAGGAACAAACCAAAAATACCCTTCTGCAAAAAATATACGCGCGTTGAATGTAGTGGCAAAGTTTTGCAGCACGTCAAACGCGCTTACAAATTGTACAATACCATCATCATCTGAGTTGTAAAAAGCTGCGTGGGCAACTTCTAACTCTGTCAACGCGTTTGCGCTAATAAATGTCGTTGGTTTAAAGTCGTTGGCATACTTTAGAAATACATCCGTATTGCCATACACGTGCAAGGCCCGTGTCTTGTTTAGTGCCTTGACTAAATGCGCTACGATAGTTTCGCGCCCCGTGTATGCGTTGCCTGAGTCATTGTATAGTACGTTCTTTAAATCGCCTAACTCATCCACCGCATTCATGGTGTTTTGGATTGGATACGCTTCGTCTTGCAGCTCTACCTGTTCATGCAATAGCACGCCCGTCCAAAACAAAGTGTTTGCGCCGTCAGGGTCTTTGTAAATGCTAACTTTAAAATCTGAGTCCTCGCTGGTCGCCAAGGCCGTGAGCATGGCCGTGTGTTGTGCAGTTGTTTCCGTTAGGGTAAACGTTACTTCGCTACCTATTATCGGCTGCATTCGGTTTTCATTGTCACCGCTGTAACGTAGCACAAAGCCGTCTGCACCTAAATTAAACTCGAAAGCACTGCCGCCGTATCCGCTTTCGTGAATGTTTAATCTATAGTCCGTGCCAAGCTGGTCGGTAAACTCTGCAAATAGTCGTATTGGGTCAGCCATTTAAAATCCTCTTACTCGGTTTCGGTCGATTGCGTTTCGTTCACTCGTTAACAATATATCGCGGCCTGAAATCTTGCCCGTCACTTGCACATGTTGGCCGCCTAACATGCCGCGCAATTTGTCAAGTGGCGCAATTACTTCGGGGTTCGTTTTCGCTCCGGGATATTCACCGACAAGGCCAAGCGTCGGGCCTGAAACTATACCGCCATCGGCGAATACACCAGTTGGCAAATTAAAGCCTGCACTCATGAAGTTTTTTAATCCTCCGACAGATTCAAAAAACGCGCCCCCAACGCCCCCGGTTAATGCTGTTAAAATACCAAACACGGCAAGCAAAGCCACGGCCCGAGCTAACACGCTTTTAAGTGCGTCGCCCATCATTTGCTTGAAGTTTAAAGTTCCTTGCATCAGCCCCGTAAAAATACCCTCTAAACCGCTGGCCATTTGCATGGCAAAACCACGCATAGCCTGCTGGCTTTGATTTAGGCTTTCCTGTGCAATTTGCATTTGCTCTTTTACAGTTGGGCCAATTTGTTTTATCCCTCCGAGTATATTTTGTTGCAGTTCTTTAGTTTGTAACGGCTTTAGTGCCTTGCTTATCAATGGCGTTAAGCGTTTGAATGCGTTTGCCGCTGAATCAGTCGCTGCGCTTAAATCCTCAACGGGTTTAGGTGTTTTTGCATTTAGCTTTGTATTCACCTCATCCAGCATTGTGTTCATCGTAGCCAACTCGTTATTGGCTGTGGCAAATGCTGCGTTTGCTTCCTTCTGTTCTTTGATTGCTTTGCCTCCAAACTTTTCGGCAATCTTATCTTTTGCGGCTTTCTCAGCTTCTAATTGCTCAACAAGTTTTTTCTGTTGCTCAATTTGCACCTCGATATTTCGCTTTTGTTCCTCAAGCGTTAAATTTTTGTTTGCCTCGGTTAATGCGTCGACTGCTGTTACTGCTTTAGTCGTTTCGTCTGTCAGCATTATAATGCCCGTGACAACCAACGCCAAAGCTGTGGCAGCAAGCGCAAAGGGATTGGCCAATATTGTCTTATTTAAGAATCCAAAAACTGTGTTGGCCGCTTTTATTCCGCTTATCAAATTCGGCAAAATCAGCAGAACAGGGCCAATGGCTGCGGCAATTCCTGAAATAGCTAAAGCCACGTTTTTTGTGCCGTCGCTTGTGCCTTGCAAGAACTGTACAAACGTTTTAAGCTGGTCAACGATAGGCCGTAAATAGTCGACAAGCAAGCGGCCAATTTCTTCCTGTAAGTCACCGAATGAATTAGCCAACTGCGTAAATCCTCCGTCGGCCTCGGCTGCTGCTTCTGCGCTACCTCCGTACTGCTTGTTTAGTTCGTCAAGTATCAGCGTTTGCGCCTCAGCAAGTCGGCCCGTTTCCGTAAGTGACTTAATAACCTTTTTTTGGTCGTCGCTAAACTGGATGCCTGAACGGCTCAACGCGCTAAGGTTTGCAATTGGGTCGTTTAGCGCCTTACCTAACTGAATAGACGCGCTTTTTAAATCGCCATCTAACCGCGTCGCCAAATCAAGGGCCGCCGCCTGCGTTCGTGCAAACTGCTCGCCTGTGATATTGGTAAACGTCAAAAGCTGCGCCGTAGCATCCTTCAAAATAACCTCATCACCGAAAAGCGTTTTATTCTGCAAATCGGTTGCCATCTTCTGCAACTCCTGCGAAGTTATTCCGACCTGCCCCGCCGTGGACTTCAAACCCGCCTCGACCTGTGCAATGGCTTTCGATTGTTCGCGGAATGCTTGCACGCTGCTTGCACCCATCAAAGCCAGTGGTGCAGTTATGCCAACGGTCATATTTCGGCCAAGCTGCTGAATCTCTCGCGTGTTCTTCGCTATGCTTTTGCGTGCGTCGCCAAGTTTCTTGTTTAGCTGCGTCGTGTCCGCGCCAACCCTTACTATTAAGTCGCCTAATTTTGCCATGCTGTTACTTTGCTAACTGTCGCAAGATACCAATTCCATCGGCGGCCTTTTCTTTCTTTTCCCATGGGAAGGTTGCAAGGTCTTTAGGTGTTATCCTTTTCTTTACGTGTGGGTTGATTGTGATAGCTGCAAGCCACCGCGTGCGCTCCCATTCCGCTCTTTCCCGTTCCTCGATTTCTTTGTAGTGCCCCGCCATAGCGTTGCCAAACTCTGCGAACGTTAAACCATAAAGCAAAAAAGGGGTCAGGCGCAACTGGCCCAACCCCATTTCTTCTATTTCATCCCATGTCAACGGCTTGCCTTGGCCTTTGTTTTTTTTTGTGTGCCGCCCATGACTTTGGCCACGGCTTCGCTGAGTTTTTGCAAGTCTGATATTTCTATCATACCAAAGAAATCATCAACGTCCATTTCGAACGCCATGCCTTGGTTTTTGCAACCCTCTTGCACAAAATAATAAACCAGCTCAGGAATCAAAGTAACGTCGTTGCTATCAACGTCTGCCACCTTTTTACCTGTCGCATCTTCAAACTTTCGCCAAGCGCGCATTGTCGCACGGATGGGAAAGGTTTTGCCGTCAAGTTTTATCTCTACCATGTGGCAAAGATATTACGCAATTACCTCACGTACAACTGTGCCCGTTACTTCAATAGTCATAGAAAAGCCAACGTTGTCTTCTACGCCTGCAGTTTGCTCAAGGCTTGAGATGTAACCTTCAATATCAAACTGCTCGTCGCCTGCGTTTGCAGTTGCTCCACCTCCTGTATTTGTAAAAATTACAAAAAGCTTATCTCCTGCAAGTTGGTGGTCGATGAGTTGGTTGTAACCGTTGGTCGCATCCTCTGCAAAAAGGCCGCTCACGCTCATGCTGGCCGACTTTAAACCGGGCAAAAGTTCACGATATCCCGCGCTTGTCTTGGTGGTTATATCGCGCATATCCGTGGTCATGGAAATGCTGCACTCTGTTACGTGGTCAATTACTACCTCGCTGTCGTCTGTAGTTCCGAGAAATACGCGGATGCTTGACGAATTAATAATGCCTGCTGTCTGTGCCATTACTCTTTAATTTTTTTTGATTCTTTTTTTTCGGGCTTGTCTAAGTACCCGCCTTTTTTAAGTTTTGCGGCAAACTTATTTGAAACGTCTACAACTTTACCCGCTGACCATTTCCAGCCGTTTTTATTGTATGGTTTTTGCAATGTTACCTTCATGCGTGCAATTTACTGCTTTTAAATTTCACCTTCAGGCGATTCAGGGAACCATCCGTTTTCATCCATATACTCCTGTGTTCGAATCGTCGTATCGCTTGGAACGATATGCCCGAACGGAAACTTTTGATTGACCTGCACGTAGCTGCTGAGTCCGTACCGCTCATCGTTCGACAGCTCAGGAAAACAAGCGACAAGGCGTTCGAGGTTTGCCGCGGGGTGAACGTTGATAAGGTAATCGGTATCAACCTGCAACGCGTTCTGTACTCCGTCAGGGTGTACGATAATCCCGAACACGGTCGAAGCCGCTTCCCCGTCTGCCTGTATCAATACAGGGCGGGAGATGTTGTAGAGTTCGCGCGTGATTTGGTACGCTCTGCGCTCGCTTG